TTAGATTTAGTTGATGGAGTAGAAGTTGTAATTCCAAATAATGCAGGAAGTGTATATAAAAGCCATTCATCTATAAATTTTTATAACAGCTCTACTCAAAAAGTGTTAGCTGTAAATGAGAATGACACTTATATGATGACTGTTGTATTTAGATGTTCTGCTCCAAATGCGAACCAAACTTACTTGAGTTTACATTTCGAGGGAGGCAATGGAACTCCTTATGATAGAATTAGAGATGATGTTAACTTTCCTAAGGGAAATGATGTTGACCACGACTTTCACGGTGTATTCCAATATTACGCAGATAGTAGTTTTCTAACTTATGGTACTGATTGGAAAATTACAGCTGTTGGAGGATCAGCAAAAATATGGGATATTATCTTTTTTATACAACGTACTCAAAACGCAGGACTATGATAAAGAAAAGAAGAAACTACGTTAAATCGAGAACATCTCCTAAGGGAGGTAAAAGAGGGTGTTTATGTGCTGATGGTCGTACATATTCCAGTAAATGTTGTGATGGGTCTTTAGAAGGTCAAGGAATTGGCAATATTACAGGAACATCTAACTAAAAATCTAACACACTATTGTAAATCAATTACTTTATAAATTATAATAATTATTATGAACGCAACAACTATTTTGAACGAAATTCTTCAGAAGTTGTCTGTGTTGACAAAAGAAGATGAGCTTAATCAAGAACTATCTGAGCAAGAGGTTCAAGAACAAGCTCTCGAAACTGTTAGCGAGGCTACTGAAGAAGTAAAAGAAGAGCCTGCTGAGTTATCAGAGGAGTCTGTAGAGGCTGCTGATGATGCTGTAGTAGAGGAAGAAGCGAAACTAAATGAAGGTTACGTTTCTGAGGAAAAGTATATGGCGGATATGGAGGCTTTAAAGGCTGAAATCGAAGCTATAAAGAAAATGGTAGAGGTTGAAATGAGTGAGGTTAAGAAAGAAAAAGAAATGCTTTCTGAACAAGTAAAAGAACTCTCTAAAGAGCCTGCTGCTGAACCTATTAAACATAATCCAGAAGGTGAGGAAGTAAAGAAATTTAACTTTACCTATGGGCAAAATAAGCCACAGTCTACATTTGATAGAGTAATGGCAAGAATTAGTAATAACAAATAAATAAATAAATAAACAAAAATGGCTACAACAACTTCAATTACTACAACTTATGCAGGCGAATTTGCTGGTCAGTATATCGCTGCTGCTTTGTTGGAAGGTGCTACTATCGCTAATGGTGGTATTACCGTAAAACCTAACGTAAAGTTGAAAGAAGTAATCAAAAAAGTATCTACTAACGATATCGTTAAAGATGCTTCTTGTGATTTTGATGCAACTTCAACTCTTACTCTTGCTGAAAGAATCCTTACTCCTGAGGAACTTCAAGTAAACTTACAACTTTGTAAAAAAGACTTCCACGCAGATTGGGAAGCTGTTCAAATGGGATACTCTGCTTTCGATAGCTTGCCTCCTTCATTTGCCGATTTCTTAATTGGTCACGTTGCTGCTAAAGTTGCTCAACGTACTGAAACTTCTATCTGGAGTGGTTCAACTGCTACTAGCGGTCAATTTGATGGATTGGTTACTTTAGCTACTGCTGATGGTGATGTAGTAGACGTAACTGGTACTACTGTAACTGCTGGTAACGTTATCGATGAGCTTGGTAAAATCGTAGATGCTATTCCTTCTGCTCTTTACGGAAGCGAAGACCTTTACGTTTACGTTTCTCAAAATATGGCTCGTGCTTATGTTCGTGCTTTAGGAGGATTCGGAGCTTCTGGTTTAGGTGCTAATGGTATCAACTCACAAGGTACTCAATGGTGGAACAATGGTGCGCTTTCTTTTGATGGTGTAAAATTGTTTGTTGCTAACGGTCTTGCTGATAATACTGCTATGGCTGCTGAAAAATCTAACTTATTCTTTGGTACTGGTCTTCTTTCTGACTTGAACGAAGTAAAAGTTTTAGATATGGCTGATCTTGATGGATCACAAAACGTACGAGTAATTATGCGATTTACTGCTGGTGTACAATATGGCATCGGTTCTGATATCGTTCTTTACTCATAATTAATTAGATTCAAATAACTTTAAGGGTGGGTGAGCCTAGAGCCTACCTGCCCTTTTTAATAAAAAAAAAGATACTATGGCTTGTGATTTAACTGGTGGAAGATTAAAACCCTGTAAAGACGCTGTAGGTGGTATTAGAAAGATTCACTTCGTAGATTTCGGAGACTTAGGAACAATTACGGTTGGTTCTAGCGATGAAATTACAGATATAAGCGGAACTTTTAGCTATCACTCATATGATGTCAAAGGGAATTCTTCCTTAGAAACAAATATTCAAACTTCTCTAGAGAATGGTACAACATTCTTTGAGCAAGTAGTAAACATCACTCTACACAAATTGTCTAAAGAGGATAACAAAGAGCTTAAATTAATGGCTTATGGTAGACCTCACGTTTTTGTAGAGACTTTTGATGGTAGCGTTCTTTTAGTTGGTAGAGAACACGGAGCAGAAGTTACAGGAGGTACAGCGGTTACAGGAACTGCAATGGGCGACCTTCAAGGATACACATTGACTCTTACTGCCAACGAAATAACAATGCCTAACTTTGTAGATTCTCCCACTTCTGCTGATCCTTTTGCAGGTATGGCGAGTGCTACAGCGACTCAATCTACTCAGCGTTCTGTATAGATTATAGAGTTGGATTTCAATTCAATAAGGGGGTTTTTGCCCCCTTTTTTTGTATCTTTACAAAAACAATTCAATAGAGGTAAGTTATTTTGAATATGGATATATTACCTACATCAGGAACACAAGAGTTAAAGATTATTCCTCGTAAGGATGCGGAAGCTCCAGTCATTAAGTTGTACGATAAGGCAACTAGAAAGACAACTACAGTTACTCCTACTAAGTCACTAGATGGAGACTATATGGTATTAACAGGAACATTTAACTTAACTGAGGACAGTCTCTACTCATACAGAGTTCAATTATCTAGCGAAGATGATGAAGAGATATATAGAGGTTTAATATATTGTAGTGACCAAGAATCCTTAGATAAGTACTTTATCAATAGAGATGAGTATATCGAGGAAGATAGTTTTGATAACGAATTTGTAATTATATAATGGCAAGAAATAACCACAAAAACTCAGTTAATAGAGTGAAGGATGCAATTCACGTTGTTAATCTTTCATCTTATACAGCTCCTGAAGTTGTAGAGTCTAAGAGATACGACTGGGTAGAGTACGGAGAAGACAATATGTATTTTCAATATCTTATAGAAAGATATAACGGTTCTCCAACAAATAACGCAGCAATCAATGGGATATCTGAGATGATATACGGAAGAGGATTAGATGCCACCGATTCAAAGGAAAAGCCTGGAGAATACCAAGAAATGGTAGACCTCATCAAGAAAGATTGTATGAAGAAGGTTTGCTACGATTATTATATGATGGGTCAGGCTGCCTTACAAGTTATATATAGTAAAGATAGAAGTAAAATAGCTAAGGTTGCTCATATTCCAATTGAAACGCTAAGAGCTGAAAAAGCTATTGAAGGAGAAATAAAAGCATATTACTATTCTAACGATTGGAGTAAAGTTCGTTCTAACGATAAGCCTAAAAGAATATCAGCATTTGGCACTAGCAAAGATTCTATTGAAATACTTTATATTAGACCATATAGAGCTGGATATTACTACTATAGTCCAGTTGGCTATCAAGGAGGATTACAATATGCTGAATTAGAAGAAGAAATTGCCAATTACCATATAAGCAATATACAGAATGGTTTACAGCCAAGTATGTTAATTAATTTTAACAATGGTACTCCTGATAAGGAACAGCGTGATGCTATTGAGAGAGCTATCTACGAGAAATTTAGCGGATCATCTAATGCTGGCAAATTTATATTAGCATTTAACGATAGTAAAGATTTAGCCGCTACAATAGACCCAGTAGTTATAAATGATGCTCATCAGCAGTATCAATTCTTATCTGATGAGAGTATGAAGAAAGTGATGGTTTCTCATCGTATTATATCTCCAATGTTGGTTGGTATTAAAGACCAGACTGGACTCGGTAATAATGCTGAGGAATTACAAACCGCATCTATTCTTATGGATAATACCGTTATTAGACCAATGCAGGTAACAATCCTTGATGAATTGGCAAAAATACTAGATTACAATAATATTAACCTAGATATTTACTTTAAGACTTTACAACCGCTTGAATTCACAGACTTAACAAACGCATTGACTGATGCCGAAATTGAGAAAGAAACTGGAGTTAAAAAAGAGGATGTACAGATAGAAGATAAAAAAGTAGATAAACAAATTGAAGAATTACAATAATGGCAACCGCACTATTTATAAAAAGAGCTGATTTAGTTAAGAATACTGCCTTAAGCGGTAGTGTAGATACAGATAAATTTATTCAGTTTGTTAAACTTGCTCAAGAAATTCACGTTAGAAATTATCTTGGTACTGACTTATACAATAAGATTAGTAGTGATATTATTGCAAGTAGTTTAGCTGGTGATTATTTGGACCTGGTAAATGACTATATTCAGCCAATGTTGATTCATTTCGCAATGAGCGAATATCTTCCTTTTGCGGCATATACTATTGCTAACGGAGGTGTTTACAAACATACTTCTGAGAATTCTAC